TGGAGGCCACTTGAAATAGCAGCATAACTGAGCATCTTGGATCATTGCCGCTGCCATTGATGCGAACGCTGGGTCACCGTGCTCCTCTATCAAGCGCTCCTCTCCATTCACTATCGCATGGAACAGTGCCTGTTCGGATGGATCTTTCCAAAGTGGCATTATGGCCCCAGAAAGCCTCAGGGCGAGGTTGATGAGCTGTCCCCAGTCCAGATACTCCATTAGCTCTTCCGGCGTCTCTGGCAGGCGATCAGGGGCGTCAGGGCCATCGATTCTCACGAGGCATGAGAGGATGACGTCCGGGAGAATGGCCAGCCCCTCTCCGCTCTGGGCATCCCGCAGTCGTCGCCTATTGACCTCAGATACGACAAACCAACAGCGGTGCCCAGGGAGCCCAGGCACCGCTACTTCCACCTCATACGTCCCGCTCCGGCTGAGCGTCCCCATGACTAGACCACCGAGAATGTGAAGTTATTGCTCATTGCAATAAATGGTATATTGAATGTCATGGGATCATCCGAAGGCCCGCCATGGTTGATTACGTCGACGTCATTCATGGAAGCCGTGTAGAAAAGCCACTGATAGGACGTCGTTGTCGAACCGGCTCTGGTCGCCTTGATTACGATGTTGAACACACTTCGCTTCAGCAAGCCCGGCTCGGTGAAGCTCGTGGTGGAAAGCCTGGCGGTCAGGGAGCCCTCTATCGTTGGTAGAGTATCTGTGTGGATTGCCTGAGGGAACGTCGTTGTGGCCCCATCCAACGAGAACAGGGGCTGAATGTTATGGTTCATGGTATATGCGGCCTGGATCACCTCGAAGCTGGCCGAGTTGATGCCGACTTGACCATCATACCACTGGTAGATAGCGCCGGTTCCTTCCGCCGATGCCGTGGCGCACGATGTCGTGTAGAGACTCGTTCCGATGAAGTCGGCGGATACCGTAATCGTCCCAGTATTATCCGGAGCCCAGTTCAAGATATTTTGTGAGTTATATGCACCAAAGAGCTCCCACGAACCATTCGGATTATTGATCCGAAACTTGATTGGAGTCAGGACACCTCCCGTCCGATACAGATATGGCAGGATGCCTCCGGAAGCGACATGGCGCAGCTCGAAGCTGAGGCCAGTCAAACTAGGGGCCCCACCGGTCAGCAGAATGGTATCATTGACCCCCACGGATGCCCCGAGAGCCCGCGATACCACTTTGCCAGTCCCCTCTCGCAAAGTGAACCCTTGAACTCGCGGGAGAGTCGCGTATGAGCCCGAAAGCGTCGCCCATTCGATAGTGGTTCTCCAATTGGACAATCGTGGCATGTTTATCTCCTACCTAATCACGCTTGAGTGGTTGTGACTGCACTCACGTCAATTGCTATCACACCAAGCATGGGATCTATTTCTGCGAAGACTTCTGCTTCTTCAGGGTCAGGATCCTCATCCTCGATCAGAAAACATCGATATTCGCTGGCCCCAGTCCTGTCATTGGCAACCAAGTAATCATCAAAGCTTTGGTATTTCTTTATTACCCTGCAAAGCAAATCCTTGGCCTCGGCGGATCGCTGCCCCGGCATATCATCATTGGTTTCGTCGCGAAGCAGGAGGATGCGGAAATGGTGAGTTGCCAAGGTGAAGTCTCCGCATACATTATCCGGCTCCACGGTAGTCGGCATGATGAGGACCCATAGCCCTGGAAGTAAGGCGCGATAGCCAAGCGGATTGACATCATTGCTAGCAGACAGTATAATGTTAGCCCAATCCCGACGTCGAGCCTTGGCAATTGTCACCAGGCCAAGTGGCTCAAGATCCTGGTCATCATAAGCTTCCGCCTCAAACCGCATGACGAGGTATTCTGCCAGCACATCCTCATGCGTGAGCGGATTACTCATGGAGAGGTCTCTCCTCCAGGAAAAACGCAACACCTGCTGCATAAGACGGCGGAGCGACCACCGAAAACCATGTCCCGTCTGACATCCTCACCGAGTCGCCCATCTGGATGTCCACTGTCTTGTTTGAACAAACAGCAGACCCGCGCCTCTGGACAATCCGTCCGATGGGATCAGCATTGAGCACCCTCGGAGTTCCCTCATAGAACATGCATGAAGCAGTCTGAACATATTCTTCATGCATAACCATTTCTGTCCCCATTCGTTCTCTCTGGGGACGGTATATCATTATGATTTGTCGTGGGTCATATCCGAAGGCGCTCATAAGCATTTCCACAGTTTGTCGAAAGTCTCGATTACTGCCTGATTGATCGCTCTATTGCGAATGCCTGTTACCAATGCATTGCTTTCATTCATGAATCTTAGATACCAGTGATCCGTTCCGCCCATTCGATACTTGAGGGGCTTCCCGGACCGCCAGTCAATGCCGAAGTATTGGTAGGTCCCATAATCAAACCACTTACCGGGACCTTCTTTAGTGCGAAATCGACCTCGGCCTGGTGACGGAGGCTTGAGCTCACCGGTGCCCTCGCGCTTCGCCCTTGCCTTCGCTTCCTCACTTGCCTTGGCTTCCTCGGCTGCGGCTTCCTCAGGCGATGCGGGCGGCTTCGCTTTACGCGGGCCACCGAGCTTCTTCCAAGTCTGCCTTCGGCCCCGCTGGAGTTTCGCCACATCCCATCCCAGAGCCAACCAAGGACCTTTCTGATGCATTCCAACATGCGAAGTCTGGGCTGATCGAAGCGCTCCGGTTTCCATAGGCGCGCCGCCTGACTTTGCATATGCGACGGCCACTTTGCCCATCTCAGCCAGGCCATCCTTGATGCGTGAGTCCATGTATCGCTTGAGGACGGCTATGCTGGGGACCTTTCTACGCGAAAGCCCGCTGACACCCCATCTGGCCATGGATCATCGAAGCTCCTCATTCATGATGCGGATTGCCTCGACAGCATCATTCCAGCCAACCTCGACGAACTCGCTATGAACGATGGCCTCTTGTTCTCCGCGAGCCAGAAACCGACGTTCCATTTCGCGCCAATGGGCAAGGGCATGGTCACGTGTTGCGCCCTCCGTGCCAATGGCCTCGCCCAAGTGCGCTTTTGCATTCATGATATACCGGCAACACGCCGCGCACGTCATGAACAAATCATTCGAGTATGCGCTCAGGAGAGCATCAATCGTCTCGTCCTCCAGCATATACTCAACTGACACGTTAGTATCGCCAATTTCGAGCCGCACTCGATCCCGCGTTGTCGAGAGGTTTGGGTCGAATGTGGCGCTCACGCTATCCCACCTGGCTTCCCCATGACACGCATACGGAGCTGCCGCTGCCAGTGACACCGACAGAGGCAGTCAAGCCTTCCGTGCAGAAAATCGGCGGATTGAACGAGTAAGCAAAGCTATAGCTCGCGACGAGGAAATTGACGAAACTGAATGAAGCGTCAGCAATAACGACTTCGCTAGTTCCCTGAGTTCCTTGGCCATAGATGCCAAAGATGCAGACGCGCTCGGTGGCACTCGCAGGTGCAAGAGCCACCGAGCAAGTCTGCTGTTTGTAGCTTTGACTTTGTCGGAGGGTAATCCTGCGCCCATCAATGGACGGCATTCAAGCCACCACCCTCCTAGCCGACGCGCCCATAGAGCCTGTGATCCTGGATGTAAGCCCCATTCACGCGCATGACCTTCCAGCGCAAAACATCACGCTCGAAGTATGAACCGGCATCCCTGTTCTCCGTGAAGAACAGAATGCCCGTATAGCCAGCGAGCTCCACCAGCGTAATGCATGGAACCGTCGCCGGAGGAGCAAGCAACGCCCAGTCAGTAGCCGTGGTTAGGTAAGGATTGACAAACCACGACAAGTTGTTCTTGAAGATCGGATTGCGAGCTCCGATTGTCGATGCAGCGCTCGTGGAAGCAAGCCCAGTCACAATCATGATCGGACTATTACAAATCCGATCCGCCGTGCCATGGAGTGTCGGATGAACCATGAGCCTATCATAATTGACGGGGGCCTTATTTCCAGCCCAGTCAGTTAGGCTCAGGCCTTGCGTAATTCCAGACTCCACAGCAGTTTCTGACAAAGCATCAGTTGTCTTGTTGGCCCCATGACTGGTGGCATGAAGTAGCGTGATACTATCGTACGTAGCTACCGCATTGCTAGTATACAGAGCAGTAGTAATCTGGTCTGGGATTGTAGCAAATCCAGCGCCAATCTGCTGGAGCTGCTTGCCGAAAGCATTGAGCTTATCAGCTTGCTGCTGCTCCCACTGCATAGCGGTAATCACGCCATACTTCTTGACGCTATAGGTGCCAGAATACTCGCTCTGGCGCACCTCGGGATATTCGGCACCTGGCGGGACGGTTTCAGGGGCCCCAAAGCCTCCGAGCCAGGCGAACCGATGCTCCTCGAAGTCGCTTACCGTATCGGTGGCGCACCATGCCGGCCAGATGGTCTGTTGGTTTGTATACCCCTGAGCCAATCTGGTTCGCATATTGGCACCGATCAGGTATGGGAAGTTGTCCGGGCCAGTCGCCTCTCGAATGCTGGCGACAGACTCAAGCAACCTCGCCTGGCGACGAAGATCGTCATCGTCATCCATGTTGTCCTGGAATGCGCTGGCAGCACGCGCTAGCTTTTTGACGATATCTTTGTCCTTCTGCTTGAGCATCCGATAGAAGGGCTTGAAATCGCCTTCCGCCATTGCCTCGATGATCCTGGACTGCCGGACCTGAGCAGCCGAGGGCATCCCGCCATCGTCGACAAAGCTCAGAACCTTATCAGCACTGAAGCTTTCGCCAACCTGAACGCTCTTGGTCATGGTTTTGCCCTCCTATTCCTTGGTCTCAAGTCCCCATCTGAACAGGCCAACACCTGCAGATGCGGAAATGGTATGCGTCAGCGTAAAGCTGCACGTTGATTTGGTGATTGCAGTAATACCGCTTGCGCATTTCTCATCCAATAGCAGATACAGAGCATCTGCCATATTTGGAATGCCCAGAACTGAAAATGAGAACACCGATGTCGTCGAGGTATCGCTTGTAGTGCACCTGATATACCTCATCATCATGGCCGGACCGGGAGCCCAGAACCGGCACTTGACATCGGTGTCCGACGTGCTGTCATTCTCGACGACTTCGCCAACTGCATTCGAAATGTCGGTCGATGACGTGATTTGTGTGACCGTAGTAGCCGAATCCAACTTCACCAAGTTGCCAGCAACGTTCGCTGCAGCAGAGCCGAGGTTCAATTGAAATATTTTGGACCCGTCGAACATCGTTACTCCGACGTGGTCGCTACCATTGGCCCCGCCAGCATCGGACTCAGCAACACCAATGGGTCTTCGGCCTGCTGGAGTCGACTCCATTACGGTGAGAGTCCCTGCGGTGCTATACCTGACCATCTGGCCAGCCGTGATAACACTCGCACTGAGCGTAGGACTCTTCACCACATCCCCGCGCTGCTTGTATTCAACGATTGCCATTACTCTTCACCTCCGTCCAGATTACCAATGCCGAAAACCTGGCCGACAATAGCTTCGAATGCCTTGGCGGCCTGCTCATCAGACATGTCCTCATGCGCCGAACCGTCTGGCTCGGCCTTGGGAGCAGGGACAATCTTCTGAACAGTGGCAACTGCCTCACGGCACGCATCAATCAGATCCTCTGCGTCAATGTCGACGAGACGGAGCGCGACGTCAGCCGCCTCCGGAGACAGGCCGGACTCGCCGATGATGGATTGCGCCTGGACCCTGCGGGCTTCACGGCGGCCCGCTTCCTGAAGCGAATTGATGCCACGCTCAACTTCAGTCCGAACAATCTCGGCAATGGCCTCATGCGTCAATGCCGCAGGAGGAGCCTTGCCTTCCTTCTCCCGATGCAGCAGCTCAGCGACGAGAGCAGGATGCGCTTCAATGAGCTGCTCAACAGTCTCGATACTCATCTCTCTCAAGATCCCTTCTGCGGCTTCGCGAACGTAAGCTTCGAACGCACCGCCCGCGTTGCCCTGAGTGACGACAGCCAATCCATTCACGTAGACGATCCGGTCCACGCGCATTCGCTTGCTGCCGTTGGAGCTCTCCAGAACCTGGACAGCTTGCCCCTCCCAAGACGTGCCCATCAAAGACCTCGTTTCCTGGTCTTTGAGCAGAGCCCACATCCCATCGGCCAATGGATGCCCCTCGACCAGCCGCACCATCCCGACCAGGGCACCCTGGCGATTGGCATCCACTTTGGCGTCCGATGCAACGCCAAGAACGTCTAGCGGGTCACGCTCCTTCATGCCGCGCCGCTCTTCTACCGAGCCGTGGCCTCTCCACAATCGGGTGGACGAAAACAAAGGCGCGGCTTCAGCCAGCGTGCTCTCGGGATAGAGCCGTCGCTTGTCGAGGGTTTCGCCAGGCCGCAGAAAGACCACGTTGCGGATAACTCTGCCCTCCGACTCGCTAACATCCGCTTCTCGGAGCGTTTCTGGCTCCCAATGGACTATAGGCCATTTCTTCATTAGTCACCCCCGACAATGAATATGCTTGGGAATGCGCCTACAAAGCGTTGGCCCGGCAGCTTGGGCAACCGCCGGGCCAACTTCCCCCGCTGGCACACCCCCATACAGGCGCAAAGCGCCGCATGGGCTTACGTTCCACGTTGAGCTTTGGCAAGAGTGCCTGCTTTGGCCATCGTCTGAACCCTGGCGTTGTTCGCCCTGCTTCTGGCAGAACCTGGCTTGCCAGGCGCGACATTTCCGGGCTGTGGGTTGTCTGAAGGTTCAAGCTGAGCCTTTCTGAGCTCTTCGCGATATTCGCGCTCTTCTTCCCATCGAGGCCGGAGCTGGCTGATTTCATGCTCGACACCCGTTACCCCAAGCGTTTCCAGGCTGGTTCTAGCCGCCGTCTCTTCTGTAATAAGATTATTCGGCAAAAACATCGAAAGAGCATTGGCTATCGCAGTAATATCTTCGCGAGAAATGTTTGGTTTCCCGACATTCACATAGATGTCGTCCTCACTATAACCAACCGAGCCGGTCCCAAAGCGGGCCCTGATTGCCATCCACGCCAGTTGGGACATGAATTCTCCGGTCTCGGCATAGAGAGATTCCACCATGACCTTCACAGGCAACTCAAGCGACGTAGCTGTGGCTAGGTTCGCCTCACTCATATCCCCAAAGTAATGAGGAGGAAACCCGAGACCAGCGCTTACATGCTTGAGAAGTAGTGATGAGTTAGTCTGTGCCTCTCCAGCCCTGGTTGGGGTATCGACGAACTGAATCTGGCGGTTGGGGCCTTGAATGCGAACGGAGCCAGGGGCTGGAGGAACGGACATGCCTGACGCCGATGGGCTCCAATCAGACTTCGCTCGTGCGGCATGTTGGCTTTGCTGATAGCTCGTTCCAGACAGTTGCTCGATGACCGGCATGGATTGAGCGGCTCTGACTAGTGCAGCTTGGCCGATTTTGAGGTCGCGAAGCATGGACGCCCATTGCAGAACTGGCGACAAAGAAGACACGCCCCATGACCACCATGGGAGCGCCATCGACATGCGATGGAGGATGGATCCAATGCCGCGCTTGCAGTTCTTGGGGAACAAGGAATCCGCGTAGTCATCCTCCAGGACGCCATTCTCAGATGCATAGCACCTATATGCGATCCTCACCTGCTTGCCATTCACATTGCCAATTCTGCCGTCTTCATCATATTTCAGAGGTGTGTATTCCCTGATGAACCAAACTGGCGTAATCCCGTCATCCGGGTCAATGATGACATCAGTCACTTCGGTTGGATAGAGATATCTAAGGCGAAATACTGCTTTTGGGTCTGGTTTGGCGAGGATGAAGCTATTTCCGTAGATCAGAAGGGCATTATCTGCTCTCTTCTGAGCCGTCGTAGAGAACGTGGTTCTTTGGTTATATGGATGCCTCCACATGTCTTTGATTGCTGATTGGGCTGGCTCCACGACGTCCTCTGAGCCGAGCTTGCGCGCTGTGGGCATGGCAAAGCCGACGCCCAAAACGAAGTCGCTGCGCTGTCTGATACCGCAGTTGACGATACCATCATGCAGCCAGAACTTGGCGGCGGTGGCCCCGAAGGTATCGATGATATCGCGGTCGGGCTGGCCACCTACGTCATTGTTTGAGATCCGAAGCCAGCCCTTTTCTGTCAGCTCCTTTTGAATATGATATGCTAGATTTACTGTCTCCTCAATATCATATTTATAGTTATCGATGCCAAGAATATCCTTCAAAACACTCTCAACATGGCGGGCATTCGACAGCGCTCCGCCTGAAATCCAGTCACCAATGCGTTCTCGCAGGCCCATGGCTACAGCTCCAATCCGAGGTTATAGGTAATCGGTGAAAACGGCTGCCAGCCCTTGAGGTATTCCGATATCGGAACAATCCGTGTATAGTTATCCATCCCCCAAGCCGCTAGTGCTAAAGCGATCACCATATCGTCATGTTCGCCATATGGGGCATCATATTTGATGTTACCAGACTCGGTGGCCTCATATTCGTAGAGCCTCAACTCTCGGTCGAGCTGCTCATCATAGGGGATCCGGATGCCCATGGAGCTGTCCGGGCCGTAATCGAACAGTAGACTCAAATGCTGCACGATTTGCGGCTTCTTGCCCCGGAACTGGATGCCCTCGATGTCGAAGCCCTCATTGGTAAGGCTTTGAATGATGGGGTCGCCTGCGCCCGCTTCGTCGGCGACGCAATGGGGGTGGCCATAGATCCTCATGAGCCTCATGATGCGGCCCAGCTGAAGGCCCCAGTCAGCTCCAGTGAAACGATCCCATGCGACAACAGTGCGCGTTGTTTCATCGATCACCATGGCAACGGTGAAGTCGCGTTTTCTGGCGAAGTCCAGCCCCATGACATATGTGTGGCCCGGTT